ATATGTCTAACGAAACTAGACAAGCTTTTATTGATAACTTCAAAGATATGAGAGTAGCAGTAGCGGTTTTAGAGGGCAAAACTAAAGAGAGCCTTGCTAGAACTACTTCTGCTTGGAAATTATGGTGGACAAAGAAACAGCAGACAGCTGTAAGAAGTTTACAAACAGTAACTGCCGCTGTACAAAAATTTGCAAACTTTTTTGTAAAAACAATAACTAGAATAGCCAGTGTAGGCGGTTTACTTTTAATAGCTGTTGATCTTTTGCCTGCTGCATTTAAAGATGCAATAAAATCTTTGTTAGGAATGGAACGTATAAGTGAAAAACTTCTAAAACTAAGAGAGAATTTTGCAAAAACAAACGAAGAATTTAAAAAATTCGCAGAGACACAAAGAATTCTAGGTGAAAATGCTAATAAAACATATGAAGTTAGTTTGGCTCGTGTTACTGCTTTTGGGAATCTAATAAGAACCCAAGAATTAGACGATGAGTTAACTCTTCTCGATAATTATAACAAAAGATTAGCAGAAACAAACAATTATATTTTAAACCTACAAGGCAATTCGAGAAAACTAAAAAATGCAATAGGCGACGGATTCAGTTATGTATTTTCTTCAAAAGAAGACGAAAAAGAGTTTAGAGTACTAAACAATGTTGTAGGAGACGCTCAAACAGTTCTAGCGGAGTATATTAATCAAAGATACGAAGCTATTAATAGCTTACAATTAAGCGGAAAGAGTGTAAATACGTATAGAGCTGCTGTAGGTAAACTTAATAACGCTCTAATGACTGGAAATATTATTACAGCCGAACAAATAGAAGAGTATAAAAAGGCCAACAAAGAATTAAAAAATTTAATAACTAATGTGCAGGGCTATATTCAAGCAGCAGAATCTATAGGTCCCAAGATACAGGATGCTTTTAAAAATTTGCTGCCAACAAGTCCTTTACAAGATTTATCCGATGAATTCAGCTTAACGGAAAAATTATTTTTTAAAGCAAACAAACAAAGAAGCTCTTCTGTAGAACTTACTCAGGAAGGTTTAGAAGTTCTTCAAAATATGAGCTCAGAAGATTTAAAAATTTTAAAAACAAATTTACGTCAACTAGATATACTAAGAGAGCAGCTTCGTATAGAACAACAGATTTCCCTTGCAAAAACAGGTAGAGAAATAGCCTTTTTAAATCTTTCTAAAGGGGCTACTAGCTTGCAGCTAACTCAACTAAAAGCTGAAAAAGAATTAAACGACCTACTTGCAGAAAAATTAACACAAGAAGATATATTAATTAATTCTATTAGATCAAAAATTGTTGATGGCGAAAAACTTACAGAACAAGAAATGCTTAAGTTAGCTATACAGAAGCAAAACATTAATTTATTAGAAGCTCAAATCGCTTTATTAGAGACTCAACAAGATAGAGCATATAAACTTGGTATGGCTCTTAAACAAGGGATTGAAAACGGATTAAATACTAATATATATGATTTAATTACTGGGGACGAAACGTCTTTTAAAGATGCAGTTTTAAAAACCGTTAAAACTTCTCTCGAAGCTGCAGCAAAAGAATTATCTAGTCAACTTACTCAAGACATTATAGGCGGCCTATTCGGGAAGAAAGAGACAGAAGAACAAAAGAGAAATAGAGAACTTTTTGAAACTCTTGAATCTGGAGGAGAAGCAATAAGAAGAGAGATTGAAGAAGCTTTTAAATCAGAGAGTGCAAGTTTCGAAAATTTCAAGAAAAATCCTATAGGAAGTACTTATGGTAGTGAAACTTTAAGGAGCCAGGAAGCCCAATTACAGCTTAACAGACAGGGAGTAGTGAGTGGTGATGGATTAAGTACAGCGATTACCGCAAAAATAAATACCAGTCTTGAGGGTACGGAAGTAGCTCTTAAGCATCTAGTAGATAAGGAGAAACGGGACGGAATTCGAGTTTTTGTAACTAATTTTCCAGGAGGGCCAGATACAAGTCTAGTTTCTGATACTCCAAACAAAAACTGGGATACTATTCTTGGTAGAGGAGATTTTGATAAGGATAATTTAGAAGCTCTTTATTCGGAAATGGGTTTAAATAAAGGTTTGGGAGTAAAAGTACCCCAACCTGTAGGTGAAACTGTTTATAAGCGTTTTGAAGAAGTAGCTACAACAGAAACTTTAACTGCGGACAAAAATGAGAATACTGCTCTTACAAACAAAGAATCTTCTTTTACTTTAAAGAAAGGAGCTGACCTATTTAGTAGCTCTATTCCTATGCTTATTGGAGCTATATTAAGTGGGGACGGTGGTTTTGGAAGTACTATAAAAAGTATTTTTGGGGCAGCTTCTGGAGGTATCATGCCTGGGGGAGTTACTGGATACGCGAACGGAGGAATTGTTAAGCGTCCAACACTAGGGCTTGTTGGCGAAGGTAAGATGAACGAAGCCGTTGTACCTCTTCCGGATGGAAAAGCAATTCCAGTTTCAATGAACGGTGCGGGTCAAAATAATAATGTAACTGTGAATGTTTCTATGGACAGTCAAGGAAATTCACAAACTGATAGCCAAAGCGATGGACAGCAGGGAGCAAACTTAGGCAAATTAATCGCTGGCGCAGTGCAAGAAGAGTTACAAAGACAGAAAAGGCCGGGCGGAATACTTAGTCCGTATGGAGCAGCATAATGGCACTTGGAGTTAATGTCGGAGGAGTAACGGGGTTTGCAAATCCAGATAAAAATCTAAGAAAATCTACTAAACCTCGAGTTCTCAAAGTTTCTTTTGGAGATGGTTATGAACAACGTCTTCAAGACGGGATTAATAACTTAACCCAAAATTTTGCAATCTCCTTCAATAATCGCTCAAAACAGGAAATTGACGACATTGTAGATTTTTTTGATGCTCAAGCAGGCGTTACTGCTTTTGACTTTACTTTTCCAGACCCTGACGGAGGAGGCGGAGAAACCACAATTAAAGTCGTATGTGAAGACTATAACCAAATTTATGTAAATAATGAAATTAATTCATGTTCTGCAACTTTTCGACGAGTATATGAAGCATGACAGATATTATAAAAACCGTACAAAAACAAGACCCTGGCTCAGAGTTAATTATACTATATGATTTAGAGTATGCCGAAGGATCTTTCGCTCATTTTTTTAAAGGGCTAGATGATGACCTAACCGAAATTCAGTTTAGAGATTCTTCAGGAACTGTGCTAACTTATGTAGCGATACCTATTCAAGCGGAAGGATTTGACATAAATTCGGACGGCGCTTATTCAAGACCAGAAATGACTGTAGCCAATATAGAAAGTGTTTTTTCTGATGAAATAGGCGGATTAGACTATCAGGATTTAATAGGTAAGAGATTGACTCGAAGATGTACTTTAAAAAAATACTTGGTTGGAGAGTCTAACGATTCGGGAGCAGGAAACGCTCCTGTAGAGTTCCCTAGGATGGTTTATGTAATAGATAGGCTTAAAAGCAAAAATATTATTTCTGCAACTTTTGAGTTGGCAGCTCCTTTCGATTTAGCAGGAATACAACTTCCTAGAAGAACTGTAGTTGGTGGTGCATGTACTTGGCAGTATAAAGGATTTGCTCAAAAAAGAGGAGGATGCACTTGGCAAAACCTTAGTCAGGGAGGGGGAACCGTTTATTTAAACGAGTTTGATGAGTATATAATTCCAGCTAGTACTACATTTAATCCTGTAGGTTCTTCGGTAACACAAAATTCTTACTATAGCACTAGTACAACTCTAAATAGGGTCAATGCAGATGGCACCATTACTAGTATTTCTGCAAATGATTACTGGCAAGCCTTGCAAAGCCAATCTAGTCCAGTATCTTCACCTTCCGACTCTGATAATTTTAACTGGAGAAGAGTGAGAGTCTATGAGACTTCTTTCTCCGGTACCGTATACACCTATAAAGAATCCAGGCATAATACTAATATTTTAGATTCAGGTACTTTATGGAGAGTTAAAAAGACTCATGTTTATGGGGCTGAAAGTTTTCAGGAAGGGGCTTTTTGGACTGCAGGGGACAAATGCGGAAAAAGAGTAAATTCATGCGCATTGCGTTACAGAGCAAAAACTGGAAATGCTCCTGTAGGCGGCGCAAATGTAGATCAAAATAACAACCATCTTAGATTTGGCGGATTTCCGGGTGCACAACAAAGATAAAGAGATATTAGAATACTTGTCAGAAATTTATCCAGAAGAGGGCTGCGGCCTCTTAGTTAATAAAAAGGGTAAAATTTATTGGGTTCCCTGTGAGAATGTAGCAGAAAACAAAAAGGAAGACTTTATAATTTCGGCAGAAGACTACATAAAAGCTAGCCTTTCTGGTGATATATATGCAATAGTACATAGCCATCCAGATTCTAGCTGTGAGCCGAGTGATTACGACAAAAAAACTAGTGATTTTTTGGGTATACCTTTTATTATATATTCTTTACCAAGTTTTGAAAAATACGAATATACCCCTAAAAAGTTAAGAAATCCTTTATTAGGTAGAGATTATAGTTTTGGGCAGAGCGACTGTTTTTCATTAGTTAGAGATTATTATAAACAAGAACTAAACTTAGATATTCCAACTATTCTTTTTGAAGACGACTGGTGGGATAAGGGATTAAATTATTTTGATACTCTATTTGAAAGTTTCGGCTTTGTAGAAGTAGAAAGCCCACAAAAACATGACGGTATAATATTTAATGTATTTTGTAATGTTCCAAATCATTGTGGCATATATTTGGGAGAAGATATTTTTCTTCACCACGCTATAAACAGGCTCTCTTGTAGAGAATCATTACACTCCGGTTGGGGTCAGCACGTAACGAGATATGTAAGATGCAAACAGTTTATTTAAATGGCGGTATTGCTCAATTTGGTGAGAAGTGGAATACAAATTGCAATACTATTAGAGATATTTTTAAATTAATCGAGTGCCAGACTCCAGGTTTTCGTAACTATTTAATTCAAGCTTACGAAAGTGGTGTGGGATTTGACATTAAAAGAGGTTCTGAATTTTTACAAGAACCAGAAGAGCTTCTTCTCTCTTTAAACAATGAAGATATTATTATTACAGAAGTTCCAGCAGGTTCCAAATCAGGAGGAGCTAAAATACTCGCAGCAATTGTTTTAGCGGTGGCTACTGCGGGAGCGAGTAGCTTTTTAACAGGACTAGGGGACCTTGCTGTTTATACTGCAGGTTCAGCAGAGGCGGGAGCAGCATATTATGCTGCAGCAGCGACTGTCGCTAAGGTAGGAACTGCTCTCGCTATAAATCTTGGCTTAAACGGAGTCACTCAACTTTTAGCCCCCGGACCTGAAACAGAACCGGACAGTCGAGAAAGTTATTTATTTAATGGTCCCGCAAATACTGTCGCACAAGGAATTCCAATACCAATTCTATATGGAGAACTTGTGATTGGAGGGGCTCCAATAAGCACTTACTATAGCTCTTCCCCGATTTATCCTCAGGCAGAAATTCAACTGGGAGAGTTTACATTTCCAATTACTGGGTCTTCTGGATTGGCTAGTGCACAAAGCTATGAACAGGCCCAACTAATTTCATTTTTTATTTCTCCCGAAGAAATAGAAAAAATAGGTGCTCAGGTTATAGGTTAAGGAATATAAATGCCAAAAATAACAGAAAATCAATATGGAACAATAACTGACTTAATTTCTGAAGGTGAAATAGAGGGGGTAGTTGGTGGACAATCCGGTATTTATTATAACGGAGTAGCTTTATCCTCGGAAGAGACCGTAATAAGCCTGCAAGGGGGGCTTAGATTTATAGATGTATCTGGCACTTCTATTACTAATGCTAATGGTTTATTTGCAGGCATTGATTTAGCAGGAAGAGGCCCAGATAAATATATTCAAATTCAGGGAGCAGGTAGAGCTACTACTTTAGACTCTAATGTTTCCGCAGGTTCCGATGAAATCACTGTAGCAACGTCCAATTTCTTCTTAGAAAAACACACTAAGCACTTTAGAAGTGATGCTAGAAAAGTTTCAATAATAGATAATGTAAAGCATACTCTTCGAATTGAGGGAGCGGGGCCAGACGGCAGGGACTATGCAGGGGTTATTACAGGATTTACAGGCTCTTTTGATGAAATTGCTACTATATATCCTCCTATTGGCACTTCTGTAAGCTCTGGTGCGGCAGTCTCTGTAGACGAAGTAAAAAAATTAGTAAGTATAGGCTCCTCAGATACTGCTACTCTCGACTCCGCAGTGGAAACTGATGTAACCCAAGCGAGAGCAAAGCTTTCTTCTGGAAGTACAAACTCTAGTTTTATAAACAATCAAAATGATAATACTACATATGATAATGCGTGGTCTTATGTAAAAAGAGGCTCAATAACTCAACTACCTTTCAGGATGAGTAATAATACTCCTTCAGCCTCCTATATTATTGGCGTTGGGCAAGATTTATCTTTTTGTAGTTTAGGCACTATTGGAGGAAATCAAGCCCCTACTCCCATTAGCTCTACCTCTTTTAATTTTGGGCAAAACTCTGTACAAGAAATAGATAAATTACAAGTAGATATAGAGTTTCCTGGAGGTTTACAATTAAATGGAAGGGATGGAGAAAGTAGGAATGCTTATGCTGAGTTTCAAATTATACTGCTTTATAAAACTTCTTCTACTCAATCTAATTTTACCAAAGAACTTATACATGGTTTTGACTATGGAGGTTCGGACTTTATAGATGGTATAAATTTGGGAGGAACATACTACTGGGAGAAGGGAGATGGAGAAACTTCTTCTGCATATGATAAGTTCGACCAATATAAAAATTTCTACGAACGAAAGAATTCAGGGCGTTATAGAAGAGATGTGCCTAAAGGAAGTAGAGGGGACGCTCTTATATCTAAAAAAGGGCAAAATACTAGCTTTATCGTAAGTTACGAAATCGACTTAAAAGATTATAAACCTTTATTTGATTGGCAAATAGAGATAAGAAGAGTATCTCCTTCTAAAGTAGGAGAATACACTTATAATAATAATTCTTTTATAGCAAAAGCCGTGATTAAGAGTGTTACTGCTAGTATAACCGATCTTTTCTCCTACCCAGGAACAGCCTACGCCGTTAGTGCTTTTTCTGCAAAAGATTTCAGCTCCCCACCTTCTAGAGCTTACCACCTTCGCGGTAAAAAAATCGCAGTTCCAGATAACTACATTACAAGAGAAGAGCTTTCTAGTAATCAAGCAGAATATACTAGAAACAGTTCAACAGGAGATAGAGAGTCTTCTTATCAACCGTGGACCGGCGGGTTTAGGCAAGAGTTAGTTTACACTAATAATCCTGCGTGGGTTTTTTATGATATTCTTACTAATACGAGATACGGTCTTGGAGATTTTTTAAAAACTTCTGATATAGACATTTTTGCTCTATATCAGATTGGTCGTTATTGTGATGAGCTAGTTCCAGACGGAAAAGGAGGTTTAGAACCTCGTTTCTCTTGTAATGTATATTTAAAGTCTCAGGAAGAGGCGTACAAAGTACTAAAGGATTTAAATAGTACTTTTCGCTCAATGATGTTTTGGATAGATGGTAAAATTACCTCCGTTCAGGATAAACCAAAAGAACCTGTATATACTTTTACACAAGGCAATGTAGAGAATGGACTCTTTGACTATAGTTATACAGGACAAAGAGCTAGAATTAATCAAGTAAACGTAAGTTGGAATGATCCAACTCAATTCTATAAACAAACCGTTTTAACTATAGATGATACCGCTAATATAATTTCCCAAAACAGAGTAGTCTCAAAAGATATAGTAGCTTTTGGCTGTACTTCTCAAGGGCAGGCCAGAAGAGTTGGTAACTGGCACCTAGCTACAGATACTAAAGAAACGGAGATAGTAAGTTTTACTACTTCTATTAATGCTTCTTTTCTGCGTCCTGGAGATATTATTAATGTTCAGGACAAAAACAATTTAAATATAGAGGCTAGCGGTAGAGTATCTACAGGGTCTACTACTACTTCTATTAACTTAGATAGGTTAGTAGATTTTCCAGGCTCTGGAACTCTTGGAACAGAATGTAATTTATACCTCATATTTACAGAGCCTTCTTTCTTTCTTCAGCAAGAATCGGCTACTATAAATGGTCAAACATATGAAAGAGGAGCTTTATTATTAGAAGATTCTTCTGCCCAACCTCTGATTGGAGAACAGCAAGGTATAAATTTACTGGACGACAATGGAGACCCTGTAGTAGTACAGTACAGCAAAAATACTCGAGTAGAAGTCAAAGAAATTACAAATTCGGGTACTAGTGCTTCTACTATTACAGTTTTAGGGGCTTTTACTTCAGCCCCCGAACAAGACACTATATGGGCTATTAGTAGACAGGAAGATGTTTCTACACAAGAGATAAAAGAATTTAGAATAGCTGGAATAACAGAAGAGAATGGTTATAAATATAGCATTGCCGCAACTCAATACCTTAGAGAAAAGTTTGACGAAATAGAAATAGATAAACCTGTTTTTACTACAAAATATGTTGCCGAAGCAGGACGCGATGAAATTCCTCCAGAAGTAGGAACCGTTTCTGTGGTTTTAGAAAATACGGGGTCTTTTGGCGAAGAATCAGTAGGAAGCTCAACCAAAGCTGTAATTAACTGGAGCCCGGCCGTAGAAACTTTTACAGACTCTTTAGGAGTTACGTCCACCATTCCTTATAGATTTTTAGGTGGATACAAAGTTATTCATGCTTTACGAGGTAAAAATAAATTTGATACAGAGACTGTCATAGTTCCTGCAGGTCAAAATACTTTAGAGGTTTTGGGAGTTGAAGCTGGAACTTATAGAATTACGGTTATAACTTTAAATGATGGTGATCCTCAAACAGAATCACTACCTAAAAATGTTACAAGAACCATATTTACAGTTCCTCCTCAAACCAGCAGAATTAGTAGGGTAAGCAAGGGTGGTTTTATTACTTCTCCTGTCTCTTTTAATTCGTCTTCAGGGCTACTAACTATAGAAAACGCTTTATATAGTTACAGCCCTCCTTCAGGCGTAGATTTTTTCTCTACTGCCGGAAGTCCATTATTTAACCAACAAGATTTTTCTTCTCTGGCTGACGGAGAGACTGGGTACTTTTTCTACGACGCATCGTCTGCTGAAGCAGGATCAGACCCTTGGAAAGCGGTCCAACTTCACATAGATAATACAAATGAAGATCCTGACGGAAATATTACTCGTTTTACTTATATTAAAGACTTAGGGTCTTTAACTAATGGATTAACAGCTATTTCAGGAACAGTAAATACAGTTTTTGGTAGTAATATTGTTACAGGCTCTTCCACTACATTTACTTCTGATTTTTCTGAAGGTGATTTTATCAAAGTTTCGGCAAACTCTTCTGCGGGAACGGAAGTCGCTGAATCTGAATATAGAGAAATTGTAGAAATAACCGATAATGAAACTATGGTTGTTAAGTACCCATTTTTACGTACTCAAACAGCAAAATTTGGTTTTAAACAAACAGTAGCTCCCGACTTTTCAAAAGATGTAATTCTCGCAGAAATAAGCAGAGCCGGAAATATTTATTCAGCTGATATTTTCGTACAGACCAAAGGAGACGACGGTTATGTAGTTAATTTTTCTAATGAAGCGGTGTCTTTTTCTTCAGATACAGATGAGTCGGTCAGTCCAACAGAATATAACGTAATATCTTTCGATAATTCTGGTACTACAGTACAGGTAAGCAAGGGTGCTAATCTTCTTTCTGCTACTTCAGGTTCTCCTGGCCCTGGAGAATTCAATCTTAGTGTCAATGCACAAAACAATATACAAGCGGGAACGATTACTCATACAGGGTCGACAGCGACTGTAGGAAATGCAAGCTTATTTAGCGCTACAGAATTAGAAGCTTCTATACAATTTTTAATCAGTGTAGAAGGGTTAGTAACTTTTACAAAAGATCAAACTTTTACCAAAGCTATTAGAGGAACTAGAAGCGCGGGAAGATGGAATGTTCCTGTAACTAATTTACCAAGCACTTCTGCAGCCGCTCAAAGTGCTTGGGATGCTTGGTCAGATCGTCCAGGCAGTCCCTCTAAAGGCGACCAAGTATTTTTCTATACGGGCTTAGAAGCAAATCCCACAGGTCAGGTCGTATGGATTTACGATGGAACAGCTTGGAATGAGCAAAACGAAGTCATTAGCGGAGATTTAGTAGTTACGGGAACTATTAGATCTGACAAAATTGCGGCAAATCAAATTACCGCTGCTCTAATAGCTGCAAATCAAATCTATGCCGCGTTAATTGCATCAAATAGTGTTGTAGCTCGTCATGTTAGTTCTAGCTCTATAGTGGCTACGTTAATGACGGTAGACTTAATTAATGCTGATCATATTCTTGCAAATAGTATCACTGCAGAATTAATAGCAGCAAATCAAATTACCGCCGATCTAATAGCGGCAAATCAAATTACCGCCGATCTAATAGCGGCAAATCAAATTACCGCCAATCAAATAGCGGCGAATCAGATTACCGCCGATCAAATAGCGGCAGGGTCGATTACTGCCGACGCTATAACCTCTAACTCAATAGTATCTACAATAATGTTTGCTAATACTGTAGATGCAAATGCTATAACCGTTGCAGAGCTTTCAGCAATTAGTGCCGATTTTGGTACTATGACTGCAGGAAGCATGAGAAATTCCGGAGTAAATTCAATTCCTGATGCGAATTCAGCGCCTTCAGGCAGTGAATCAGGGGCACACATTGACCTTAATAATGGAAGATTTGTTTTTGGAGACGTATCTCAATATATTTTATGGGACGGAACCGATTTAACTCTTTCTGGAGTTACGATCGATGAGAATGCAATTATTAATGCCGCTTCTGGCATACCTTTTATTCAAGATTCCGGAACTCAGGAAGGTGCAAATGTTCCAACACTTAATTTCGGAACAAACCTATCTCTTTCAGTAACGGGCGCCTCTCCAGATTTTGTAGCTACTATCGATGGTCTTTCTGATACAGGCATTCGAGGACTTTTTTCAGGTGGAACCGGTATTACTTATACTTCTTCTACAGGTAATATTGCCCTCACAAACAGCTCTCTCACGGTTAACTCAAGGACTGTAGCTCTTGGAAGTTCTATAACTCTTGTAACTGATGACATAAACGAAGATGGCTCTCCCACAAATCTTTGGTTTACAAATACTCGTGCTCAAGCAGCAATCACCGCAGGGTCCGGCATGACAAAATCAGCGGGAACTCTGAATGTAATAGGCGGAGACGGGATTACTGCAAATGCCGACAATATTGTTGTAGATTCTACTGTTGTTAGAACTTCTGGAGCCCAAACTATTGCTGGGAATAAGACTTTTAGTAATAGTATTGTAATTCAAGGCGATCTTACTGTGTCAGGTACTACCACTACAATTAATACTGAGACAGTCAATATCGCTGATAATATTATACTTCTCAATAGTAATTTTACGGGAACTAATCCTACAGAAAGCGCGGGTATCGAAGTCGAGAGAGGCACTCAGCCAAACGTATTATTTCAATATAAAGAAAGCGGCGTAGGTATAACAGGGGATTTAGCTGCGGGCTGGTCTGTAGGAACTTCTCGACTTGAAGCCACAGGATTTTACGGAACCTTTTATGGTGATGGTTCCAATATGACGGGAGTAGATGCAGATAGTCTTTCAGGACTTTCTACCGCTGACCTGGCAGAAGACCCCAGTGCGACTGTAACCTCCAAAACGATGTATTATACAGATGCTCGTGCTCAAGCAGCAATTAGCGGAGGTAGTGGTTTAACTAAATCGGGAGGAACTCTTAATGTAGGCGCTGGCAGTGGAATTTCTGTAGCAGCAGATTCTGTAGCAGTTGATGGTACTGTTTTAAGAACTACTACTAACTTCGGTGGAGATGTTTCCGGAGCTTATAACGCAATTGTGGTTGCAAATGATTCTCATACTCACGATACTCGATACTACACAGAAACAGAGTCAGATAGTAGATATGTTCGTTCCGATGCTACAAACACTACTCTCGGAATTAGATTTCAGTCTAACAACGTTTTAGATTCAGCTTCAGGCACACAAGCCTCTTTAGAAGTTTTCCAAGACCAGGCGGGAGAAGATGCTTTTATGGCTTTTCATGTTGGCAACGACTATGCTCTTTATTTCGGGCTAGATGGAGCTTCAAATGATTTGGCAGTTGGTGGTTGGTCTATGGGTGCTGTTAAATATAAAGTTTGGCATGAAGGAAATGATGGACCAACTTCAGGATTAAATGCTGATTTACTTGACAATCAACACGGGTCTTATTATTACCCTGCAAGTAATCCTGATGGCTATACTTCACATCCCGCTGCTAATAACAGTCAAATTAATATTATAGCTGGAAGTGGGTTATCTGGCGGAGCTGCTTTTAATCTTGACCAATCAGCGGCTGAAGATATAACTATAGATCTTGATATAGCTACTTCAACGAGTCGTGGTGGGATACTTATTGGGTTTACTCAAAGTCAAAAAGACTATCCGATAGTTTTAGATGGAAATTCGAGAGCTTATGTAAACGTTCCTTGGACAGATACAGTATATTCTCTTCCATTAGCATCAAGCAGCCTTAGAGGCGGAGTGAAGATAGGTTATGCTCAAAACGCTAAAAATTATCCAGTCGTACTCTCAAACGAGCAGATGTATGTAAACGTTCCTTGGACAGACACCGTATATTCTCTTCAGACTAATAACGTTACAAATGCAAGTGTATCTGGAAATACTCTTACTTTGAGTAGAGAGAACGCTGGTGACGTAACTTTTACAGCCTCCGAGTACTCCCTTCCATTAGCATCGAGCAGCCTTAGAGGCGGAGTGAAGATAGGTTATGCTGAAAACGGTAAAAATTACCCCGTTGAACTTTCAAACGAGCAGATGTATGTAAACGTTCCTTGGACAGACACAGACACCAATACTACATATACCGCTAACAATGGGGTAAAACTTACCGGTACAGTCTTTGAACTCGATGCAGTAACCCAATCAGTAACTTTTGATATTCTAACGGCCACTGAAATTAGAGCAGATTTTATTGGAGTAAATCAAATTAATGCCACTTTAATTGCAGCCAATAGTATTACAGCAAATCAACTAGAAATCTCGAACAATACTGATGGACAAAGTAGTAGTATGTTTTTTAACTCAAATGGAAGCATACGTATTTATGATGCCTCCGGAACTTTACGCGTAAAAATAGGAAACTTAGCTTAATGTCAGGACATAGAATAACTAGAAAAACAGCAGAACTTGTTGCAATACCACCAACAACCTGGACGGTTCGTTCCATCAATTCTTTATTAGAGGAAGAATCTATAGTTAAAAACATTTATAATGTAGGATTAAACCAGCCCCTCTTAGAAAGTTTAAAACGAGATGGAATGATGAACCCCATCTTAGTAATGCCAAATTGGTATCCTATAGTTGGTAGTCAGCGCATAAGAGTGTTTCAAGAAATAAAAGAAACTGAGCCCGAACATCCTTGCTTAGGCCAGCTAGTAAGAGTAGCTCGATTTGAAAAAGAGTATTGGAATATGTACTATCTCTGGGGAGCCGACGAAAATTTTCGAAGTAAAGCAATTGCAGTTTGGTTTCAAACAGTAGAATTAGCCTGGAAAAGTATACACTATATGGAAACTGAAGACAAGAAAGGTTTTTCTATGCAAGAGTTTGAAGAAATTGGGGATAGGACCAAATGGAATATCTCAGAAGAAAATAGAAAAAAATACGCATTTAATTAGGGCTGTAAAACTACCCCCCACCAAAAAATAAATCTTGACATTAGGCTATTCAGTTGTTATAATTTTTCCATAATCGCTGAAGTTTCAAACACTGAAACAAGATTCCCGGAAGCAATCCTCAATGTCGTATACCCAGAGAGACTTATCGCCTCTAGTTCGTGGCGACGACTGGACGTTAAAACTTGTCTTAACGTCAGATAACGCTGTGCTCAATATTACTGGTTATACTTTCTGGTTCACTTTGAAAGAGAACGTAGACGATGCTGACCCAGGAGCCTTGCAAGTAACCGCCACACCCGACACTTCTTCCAGCCCTACAGAAGCTTCCCAAGGCATTATTTATATAAAAGCCTCAAAAACATTGACGAACTCTCTCAACCCTAAAACTTATAATTATGATGTTCAGCAGGTTGACGGATCTGGAAATGTACAAACCCTTTTAATAGGGAAAGTAAAAATAGTAAAAGATATAACTAGAAGCACTAGTTAAGCCTTCACAAGGCAAAGAGCTTTCATAAAGAAAGTTGCTTAGGAAATTATAATGGCACGAATAACTGATCCGGATAAATTAGTTAAATCAACTAATGATAGTAATAATACTCCTGATGGAAATGTTTATTTTGATACTACCAATAAAACTATCGAATTAATAGATAGTGATGTTTGGACTGATGCGGCAAATGAACTTTTAGATAAAGGTTCAGTTTCTGGGGACGATGGAGGTGTAGACCTTCAAGCACTCTATTCTTTCATTAAGGAAACATGGAAATCTGACAGTACGTTAATTAAATTTCCTTTCCCGATGATTGCAATTACTGCCGAGCAGTATGAATTTATTGAAGGGTGGAGGCTTACTAATAGCAGTGATACCGGACTTGAAAACTCTATACCCTTAATCCGTAATGGTGGTTGGTCAGAAATTGCAGCAGGAGCTACAACCCCTACAAACTCTTATATGGGAGTTGTAACTCTGGGTAATATTAATAGCAATCATAGAGTTTATTATAGCTTTAATTCGGCCACAAAAGTAGATTTTTCTTACGACGGTCCAGTTAATGAACCAGTAAAAATATTTACAGACGGCGGAGACGATTTTAGAGATGTTGCGGATACTTTTGCTGTATTCATTCGTTCTGCTCCTGAAGATATTGGTGGAGGAGTTATTAATGGTTACACTTATGATAAGTCAGATAAAACAGCGATTGGTGTATCAGCACTAACTAACCAAGTATTTCGTTTTCCATTAGCAGAAGCTGTAGACCCTGATCTTGTAACTTTAGATACCTCCATAAATTCTGGAGGCAGCGGATTACCGGACACTGCCCCTTATAACGATATCGATATAGATTATTACCAACTCACTCAGCAAATTAATATTGGTGGAACTAATAGAGACTTTGGTGTTGTTATTGATGCTAATGATGATGATGCAGGCAGCAACGCAACTAAAGCTCAAATTTATACTACGATACAATACTTACTCCGACAATCAGTAGATATTAAAGGAGCAGATAGTACCGAAACAGATGCAAAGATCGGTAATATTTCAGATGTATTACTACGGTTCGTTGGTCCAAATCTAAAAACTATAGCTCAAAGCACAGCAAATGCTCCCTCAGGCGGGGTAGGTGTAGCTATAGACGATTATCTGGCTGGAGAAGTTAATAATCTTCAGTTTGTTGATAATACAAGCACTGAAAGAGCTTTCCCTTTTAAAGAAATTGTCACGCTTTCTTTTAATAACAATGTCATTGAGGATGCAAATGCTAACTTTTTCTTGTTTTACAATACAAATTCGTCAGGAAATTTCGGGAGCAGCAACGCTCAGTTAGTGCAAGCCGATGGAAGTTCTGGCGATATAGGCTCCGGAGATGTATCAGGACCTGTCCACTATAAAACACCCGTAGGTTTAACAGGAGCTACTTCAGGCAGTAGCGCTACAGTAGCAAGTGCTGGAGGGACAGTACTTTCTGCCGTAACCGGATATGCCATTGACGAGCTAATAGGTAAAATACTACGAATTAGCGCGCCTGCCGCTCTAGTAGGAAGTTACTTTATTACAGATAATGACGCGACTACAATTACCGTATCGAGTGACGACCCTTTCGAAGAAGCAGCTTCAACCACTGTTTCTTATACAATTGTCGATAAAAATACGACGGGATTAAGAAGTTTCTCTTACGATTACGATAATAATGTGGATGGCGGAAGGACCGCTGCAACTAATGACGATGTAGTGTTTATTACTCTCGGCCTAAATACGGCACAGTATGTTAGTACTGTAATAGCCGATGGTATTGAAAGAGTAGCAAACAAAACTCTTTCAATTACATCATCACTTGAAAGAAACTATAACGATCCGGTTAATAGTTAAAATTAATGCGGGGAGAATACTCCCCGCAACTTTTTGGTAAAAATATGAAAGAATTAAAAGAATCAGTAGAGTTTTTTGACCAGTACATTAGCGCGGCTTTAAGAGATGATTTAAGCCAATACGAAGCTTTAGAAGTAGTAAAGCATTATAGTATTGTTAAAGCCGAACTGTCAAAACTTTTAGTAAGAGAGGAGTAATAAATGGCAGGCGAAAGAAAATATACCCGCATTCCGCCGGAAAGTACTGGCGATCGTGTCTATATGATACATACGGCGGAAATACCGTATGATAATAAAGATACTAATCACGTTTGGCAAATCGGTGCTAGATATTATCTTACTGGCGCTTCGAATTCAAATAATGATTTTAGTATTCATGTTCATGGAGTCCATGAATCAACTTCTACCTCCGGAACTCTCGATGTACATTATGAAAAAGGTGCAAAACTAGAGGGCTACACTCCAGAGAACAATCAATCAATTCGAAAAGATAGTAATGTAGGAGATATTGTAGCTACGATAGACGGAGCTGCCTATGACGTTTATGTTCCTGCTCAAAATATTATGGGCTGGGATAACCCTGAATACGGCTGGAATATTGATCGTTTTGGTTCTGGTAATGTTCGATTTTCTGAAGGCCCTGCACAGATAAGCGCTTATGGAAATCTTCGAACCACAGAATCCACTCTTCTAGCACAGTATGCTTTTGATAAGTCTATCCTCCCTCAAGAGTTTTCAAATACTCTTGTAGGTACTGGATCAATTTCTCACGATGCCTCCAGAGGTTACGTAGTTGAGAGTGTCGGAACAGAAACTAATGCTCTAACTACTCATACATCTAATACTTATCACCCGCATATTCCGGGTTCTTCAAATCTTTTTATTATAGGTAATAAGCTAGGAGATTCCGGAGTTCAGGGACTAGTAAGAAACTGGGGATGTTTTGACGCTTCTGAAGGTTTTATGTTTCGATTAAACGGAACATCTTTACAAGTAGTTCATCGAAGAGTTTTTGCTTTGGGAGACTACGGAGATGCGGGAGAGTCTCCTCAAGATGGAATATCGGAAGGAGTTATTCCGCAATCAATGTGGAATCGAGACAGGCTTGATGGTACAGGCTCTTCAGGTATGAGTCTAGATGTAACAAAGCCGAACAATTATTGGATTGATTATCAAAACCTCGGTGGAGGAACAATTCGTTGGGGCGTCTTTTATAATGGTGAACGAATTGTTTGTCACGAAATGGATATGGGAAATGGTGGACCCACCACTGTTTGGACAACTAACTCAATCCGAAACCCAAATCGACCCATTTGCTGGTCTATGAAAAGAGTAGACGGATCCCAGGGAGATGTATCAACTCGTTATCAGTATCCTCTAGGTGCTTCAGCCTTTATTGAAGGAATTAAGGTTGATATAATGTCAGAAGCGGATGTTAGAGGGTATGATGACTCATTTACGATTACAGAAAATACTCCTCGAACACAAGGAGCTTATTATTTTGTATCGATTCGACCAAAAATTTCGGTTTTATCTTCCGATGGGGTTACGCTAATAGATAATCATAGTCTTTATCAACCTACAGGATTAAATATGGTAGTAAAGAATGAAACCAATACTTTACTGCCAGGAGAGTTAAGAATCTTTTCTCGCTGCTTGTTAAAAAATGAAAATTGGAAAGATGTTTCCTTTTCTAATCTTCAGATAGAGGAAGACGCGTTTCATGAAGGACATGGCCCTGAAATCTTTAGAAAAGCTTTTGACGGATTTTGTAATATTGATTGGACTAGTCTATTTAAAACAATTCAAAATGGAAGCATTAAGCCAAATAGTGAGAAAAATACTGCCCGAAGAAAGCAAAATCTTGCGAATGTCTCTGATAGAAACGGTTTCGTATATATTGCGGTAAAGAATAATCCAGACGGATCAAATACTCATATTTTTGAAGATCGTGGAGAAGTAACTTTTTCTGGACTTACAGTCGATGGCCCTGCTAATCTAAATGGCAATACATACTATCTTGGAATAGACTCGTCAGATGACGCATATATTTACCCGAATACTACCGATTTTGATGATGACCGTACCTGTAGAGTTTTAACTTATAGCTCTCTGGTCAATACTCTTTCAATAGGAGATACTATAACTCTAGGCTCTAATACTTGTGTCATTACAGCTTTTAACGCAACTCAAATTCGAGTTCATAATAGAAGCGGAAATATCGATTCTTACGTAGGAGCTGCATTTACTAATAGTAGTCCTTCAGCTACTTTCAACGTAGATTCAGTTTCTCTTGCAAATACATTAGCAGATGAGGACGATTTCGATTATCTATGGCCAAAAGACCATTACACTGTTTTAAAAGCACTTACTTGGGCTACTGTTGGTGGGGCGAATACTTCAGAAGCAAATACGGGAACTATAGAAGGACAACCCCCAAAGACTCCGGTATGGACATTTATGTGGACACCTTTTACCGATCCTGTAGGTTCAACAGAACATAAAATTAACTTCAACCTTAACTGGAAAGAAAGGTTGCAGTAAAATGCCTAGTTTAGCTTTTAATTATGGTAGCTATGATTTATGGGGGTTATACCATAAAGTCACTTTTGACGCTTCCAATAAGCTTATACTAGTAAATCCTGGAGTTACAACGCTGGATGTACAATCTGACGTTTATTCCGCCTGGAAACAATGGGTTTTAGTTCGTTCTGATAATGCTAAATTTGTACCCGCAATATCTACGCTAGGAGGAGATCCGATTACTTCCACTACTTTTGTGGGAGATACTTACTTTTTAGAAAATGGGTGGAGAATTCAACCTTGGATTCCTGGAGCCAACGGAAGTAACGGTTATATTTTAGATATTGTTGGAAATATCTATACTCGCGAACCAGGACAAAATCCGGTAAATCCTGTATCAGACGTTTCCGTTACTCTTACACGTTCTAATATTACAGAAACAGCGATTGTAGGGGGTAATACTACTCTTACTCGTTTAAATGAAATATGGCAAATACTCGGCTTAGGAGGAACCCAAACGATAACCGATACATCTATTAGAGTAGGAGATATTACGCTTACAATTACTCAATCAGCGGATGAAAGTACAACTACTGTAGACAGGAGCTAAAATGACAGCTACAAATCTTCTAGCTACTTATAATACTGTTGACACTACTGATACAGTTTCCATTTCCAATATCGGGGGTGGACAGGGGGCAGGTGTTGATGCGGATCTATTTATTCAAGGAGATCAGGCCGTATCTCGACGTATCGATAATAATTCTCTAGGGTGGACAGTAAGTACAGGTGCTGGAGGTTCGGCAAATTTAAGTGCTACAGGTACTCACTTAGTTTTATGGATGGGATCTCTTACTTGGTCTCTTGTTACTAATTATCAAGTTGTTATTACAAGCGGCAATAATCAAGACGCATATCACGATGTTCCTTCGGTTCAATTTCCTTTAACTCAGGGAGGTTTTATACCTGTATGGGTTGACGTAACGAGAGCCGCCGATGGTGCGGTAACAAATACCCCCACCTTAAGCTCAGTAAATGGTGTGGGTATTTATGCTGTTATGGGAAATACTGCAGGTAATTTGAAAAACGTACAGGCGGATGCATCTTTTTATGGTACTGCTGGATATTCTCTAACAGGTACTTCTAATGTGGATCAAGTTCTCACTGCAGAGCAAAATACTTCAACAGGTTTAAAAGGAGTTCTTCAAGAAAAGTCTGGTATTTATTTTTGCCAAGCTCGCTTAATAATTGGCGCTTCAGACGCAGCTGCAGCAACTCCTGTGGCTACTACATATAGTGATTCCAATATTACTGTAATTTTTCCAGACCAACCTTTGGTTGCAAGTGACTTTATGGGACAAACTATTAATTTAGGTAATGCCTCCACCACCTACTCTCTAGCAGGTTCTACAGTGGGTTCTGGTAATCCTACAGGAGCTTCAACAAGGCCTGACTTAATTTTTACAGGAACTAGTGGCTCAGCTACTTTAACAAACTGTACTTTACTAGGAATGAGAACAGTGGATTTTACTTCGACTTGTACTTTCGACGGAGGAATTTTAGATACAGTAAATCTTACTCAAGGTGGAAGCGAAATTAAAAATTGTGAGATTAGAACCAGAACAGCTACTCAAGTAGCTGTTGTTAACGATGCTACTTTCGGGATTAGTACTGGAATTCATGATGTTACTTTTAAGCAAGAGGGTAATGGTCATGCAATTGAATTTACTTCTGGCTCTGCTGTGACTTTAACAAATGTAGAATTTTCAGGTTATGGAGCAGATGGAAGTAATTCTGCTGCAATTTATAATAATACCGGAGGCGCTCTTGCAATTACTGTTTCTGGAGGAAATTCAGCAAACTATACAATAAGAAATGGGTCAGGAGCTTCCACTAGTCTTATAGCCTCTAAAAATCTTACTATAGATAATATACAGCCTGACACAGAAGTTCGTGTTTACTCCTACACAGACATAACGGATCCTACTACTTATACAGAGTTAGTTGGAATGGAGCTGGCTTCTTCCCCACCAGACACAAGTACTTTTGATAGTGTAGTTTCCTACACAGATACAGATAGCAATACAAAATTTCGAGCGATTTACAGTTATAATACAGCTACAGAAGCAGGAGGAGTGAGAATAGTTGCAGTAAATATCGATTACAATTACTTTAAGACTGATATAACTTTGTCTTCAAGTCAAGATACTACCGTCTCATTATTTCAAATTACGGATAGAAATTATGAAGAAGGTGGAACTCCTTTCGTAAATCCATGAGCGCACAACGACAATTAGCAATTGCTACGAGAGGGTTCCGAGGAACTTTTGCTATTAACAATTATATTAATGAAGAATTAGTTCTCGATGAAGGAGAACTCAATGTAGATATTTTAGAGACGGTACCGGTAGCAAGTATAGAAATAGTGTCTGTTGATGTAGCATCATTAGACGTAGAAGGAGCTTTTTAAATGTCGTATATTCAACAAGACTTAACTCCTCAAGCCAGAGGAGATACATGGAATCTTCGATTTGTTATTCAAGATGTGTCAAGTACTCCTATTGATATAACAGGAAACCAGTATTGGTTTACCTTAAAATCGGATGTAGATTTATTGGACGAACAAGCAGAACTTCAAATAGGTCCAATTAGTCCGGCAGCTCAAGAAGCTTCTCAAGGAATTGTACTTATAACCATTCCTGGGGGAAATACTAATAATTTAACACCTCGAACTTATAATTATGATGTTCAAGAAGTCAGTAGTAGCGGTTCAGTAAGTACTTTATTAATAGGAAAAATAAGAGTAAAAGCAGATGTTACAAGAACAGCTACTTATAATGGTAATGTAAGTGTAACAAACTCTATTGCGGGAAGAGCAATATATAGGGGAGAAACTGTATCTACAGACTCAACTGAAATATACTTAGACGGAGTTGGCGGGGCAGTACTATCCCTTCAATCAGAAGGAGTCTTTGCTTTTGATGCTCTGATAGTTGGAAGAGATAATACTACGGGCGACTCTTGTGCTTTTGAGTTAAATGGTGCCCTAAAGAAAGATACAACAACTACACAAATTATCGGAAGTGTAGGAAAAGTAATATTAGGTGAAGATGCCGTTGGATTTGATGCAAATATTACTGCAAACGATGCGAACGACTCTTTAAAGCTAGAAGTTATTGCCGCTACAACTAATAATACTAAGTGGGCTGCAGAGGTTCAATATACTGAGGTGAACTTCTAATGGGAATTAAATTAGACTACCAAAACGATAAAATTTTTGTGAATGATATTGAGATAGCGAACACTAGTGGTTTGGTTGGTGGCATTGTTCAGGTAACTCCTTATGGAACAATCACAGCTACAAATCTTCAAACCGCATTAGAACAGCTTGCGGATCAAAACTTTCGTTCAGAAGAAGAACCTACAGGATCGAATATAGAGCAAGGAGACCTTTGGTACGATATTGATGATGATCAATTAAAAGTATACAGAGAAACCAGCACAGGCGTTTTTGAGTGGGTTCCTATAATTGTAAGTAATCTATCTGAAGATTCGGATACGTTAGACGCAGGGTCATATTTCTAGGAGAAACTAAATGGCAAATACTATTAAAATTAAAAGAACCTCGGGAACAGGAACCCCAGCGGCCGGTATAGCACAAGGTGAGTTAGTTTATGCTTACGATACTACAAATAGTAATACGGGGTATGCAAATAAACTACTTATTGGGGATTATAATGCTCCCTTAAATGCTCCTATTATTATAGGTGGTTCTTACTATACAGGACTTATAGATTCCGCTACTATAGAAATTACGGGGCCTGCAGGAGGACAAACTTACGGAACAGGAGCAGACGGCTTAGCTACCGCTGTAGCTTTTACCAATAATAGTGGAAATATAGATTTAGAGTTTAATCTTACAGATACCGGCGTAACTGCAGGAAGTTATGGTTCTGCTACAAATATCCCTACTTTTACTGTCGATGCTAGAGGGCGATTAACCACCGCAGGTAGTGTATCCGTCGCAACAACTTTACAACTGACCGGAGATACAACTGCAAGCCCTTCTGTGGTAGACCTTCTTACAGAGCCTCTAAATGTCGTTGGAACTTCGAACGAAATTATAACTTCTACTTCTGGGAATACTATTACTATTGGTCTTCCTACAGACGTTACTATTACGGGAAATCTTACAGTAAACGGAACGACAACGACAGTTAATTCCGAAACCGTAACTATTGACGATCCAATATTTACTTTAGCGGGAGATACTCCTCCGACTTCAGACGATAGTCTTGATCGAGGTATAGAGTTTCGTTGGTATGACACAGCAGCACGGTTAGGATTTTTTGGTTACGACAATAGTTCAGCTAAATTCACGTTTATACCGGACGCCACAAATACCGGCTCTGTTATGTCTGGCTCTGCTGGTACTGCTTTATTCGGTTCTCTCGAATTAGATACTGACTTAGAAGTACAATATGGTGGTACTGGAGTATCCACATTTACTACTAATGGTATTGTATATGGTAATGCTGCGAACGCTTTACAAGTTACTGTAGCAGGTGCTTGGGACGCTACAAATTCAATCGGACAATTATTAAGTGTAAACTCTTCTGGAGTTCCCACTTGGACAAATACTATCGACGGCGGAACTTACTAATTTAAAATTCCTTGCATATATATGCAGATTTAAGGAGGCCACATGGCTCAAACTATTAAATTAAAACGTTCGTCTGTCTCTGGAAATATACCAACTACCGCTCAACTTGATTTGGGCGAAGTCGCTATCAATAGCTTTGATGGCAAGATGTATATTAAAAAAGACGACGGAACGGAACAAATTGTAGAAGTAGGATACAATCTTGGAGTAATTCAAGAGTATGTTTTTACTGCGACAGCTTCTCAAACTGTATTTACTGGATTAGACGATAACTCAATAGGGTTTATCTATAACCCCGGTAATATACAAGTATTTCTTAATGGTGTGCTTTTAGACGCAAACATTGACTATACGCAAACTAGTTCTACTACTCTCACTCTAACAGAATCTTCAGATGTTGGAGACACTCTTCAGATCTTCTCTTACAATAAAAAGATTGGCGATGGAAAAATTGCTGTTAATTCTTTTTCTGGAGATGGAGTTACCACTCAATTTACTCTTTCTGTAGCTCCAGAAGATGTAAATAATATTTCTATTTATATTGATGGTATTTACCAATCAAAATCAAACTATACTCTTAGCGGAACTACTCTCGATTTTGGGCTAACTCCTCCTCCTTTAGATACTGCTATTGAAGTTGAAATTGCAACAAGAGAAGTAAGTCTTGATACTGCTACAGGACTTGTCTTTCACGATAATGTAAAAGCTAAATTTGGAAATGATGACGACTTAGAGATTTATCATAACGGTTCTGATAGTATTATCGATGAAAAAGGTACTGGTTCTTTAAAGATACAAGTAGATAGTACGGATATAGCTAATATTACTTCTGATGGCCTAACTGTTACGGGCGACGTTGAAGCAGACGAATTTATAGGAGATTTAAGAGGTGCCATAGAGTTTCACGCCAAAGCAGGAGAAGATTTAGTAAAAGGAGATGTTGTATATATTTCGGGAATCTCTGGAAATACTACTGTAGTTTCGAAGGCGAAAGCAGATGATTCTTTAAAGATGCCTGCTTTCGGTATTATTTCTGTAGGAGGAAACAATAACAGTAATGTAGAAATAGTTACTTTTGGAACTCTTTCAGGATTAGATACTTCTTTATTTTTAGAAGGACAAGAAATTTTTGTAAGCAATACCGCAGGAGCTTTTACTGCTTCGGCTCCTGCAGGGGAAAATTCTAAAATACAAAAAGTGGGAAAAATCACCCGTGCTGATTCGAACGGGTCAATAAAAGTATTAGGTGCGGGCCGTTCAAATGCAACACCTAATCTTAACGAAGGAAATATATTTATCGGTAATGTTTCCAATCAATCAGTGACAGCATCCCTTGACGAAAAAGTGACAGAATTAGATTACATTAAGGTATCTGATGCAGTTGCCTATGCAATGATATTATAGGAGATAAATATGGCAAACGTGTTCAAAAACGCAGCATTAGCAGATGTAAATACTTCATACGATACTTTATATACTTGTCCGGGAGCAACTACAGCCGTTGTTTTGGGCTTAGCTATAGCTAACAAAAACGGTGTATCTGTAACTGCAAGCGTTCAATTTTCTGATAGTTCTGCCGCAGCAGATTATCAACTTATAGAAGGAGTTTTACTTCCTTCTAATACAACTCTCGAAACTTTAGAGGGTCAAAAATATATACTTGAAGCAGGAGATTCTTTAAAAGTGAAAGCAGGAATAGCTTCATCTTTAGATGTAATTCTTGGTATAATGGAGATTTCATAATGGCGTTTATAGGAAAAAATTCAGTAACAGTTACTTCTCTTGATTCAGCGGAGAGTATGTCGGTTGTAACAGATTTAACAGTCGATACTAATACTTTAAAAGTAGATAGCGTTTCAAATAGAGTAGGCATATTAAACGCTACTCCAAGCGTTAGTTTAGATATTGGAACCGCTACCGACGCTATTCATATTCCTGTAGGTACTACCGGAGAGCGTCCTGGGTCTCCGACTTCAGGCTTATTTCGATACAATACTTCATTAAATCAATTTGAAGGTTATACCAGCACTTGGGGTGCTATCGGTGGTGGAGGTACAAATACTTTTACTCACGATAGTTTTACTGGCGATAATAGTACAACAGACTTTGTGCTATCTCAAGCTACCGAAAGTGAGAACAATCTTTTTGTCTTTATTGACGGTGTTTTTCAAACTCAAGACGCCTATTCAATTGCAACAAATTCAGGAATAACTACGCTCACTCTTAGTGCTGCTCCTGCACAAGATCGTAAAATTATTGTTTATACAGTAGCTGCGGGAGTGTCTGGTAATAATCTAAATCAAAATCTTTTCGATGCGAACACTTCAGATGCTGTAGATGGAGTGAATGATACCTTTACTCTTTCTATTCCTCCGGTTAATAAGAACAATACTCAAGTATTTTTTGACGGGGTATATCAGCACAAAGCAAACTATTCTGTTTCGGGAACTTCACTTACCTTTACGGATGCTCCTCCTCTCGGAGTAGTTGTCGAAGTGATGATTTTTACTCAAACTGCTGTAAATGTTCCTGTGGATAATTCTGTAACTTCTTCAAAACTTTCAGGAGACTTAGTAGCTCCTGGAAATCTTACAGTCACGGGATATTTAGCCGGACCTTCTACTTTTATTCTAGACCCTTCGGCGGTGGGGGATAATACAGGTACTTTACTTGTAAAAGGAAATCTTCAGGTTGATGGTACTCAAACAATTATTAATTCTACTACTCTCACAGTAGACGACTTAAATATTACTCTTGCCAGCGGTGCGGCAAATGCTTTAGCTGCCGACGGCGCAGGAATTACAATCGATACTGGTAGTGATCCTGATGCTACAATTACCTATGACGGTGTGAACGATAGGTGGAATTTTAACAAAAATGTCGACGTAACGGGTACTCTGGTCAGCGACGGTTTGACTGTTGATGGCACTCCTGTTCGCTTTGTTAGCACCTCACCTATGCTTTATTTTATGGAGTCTGGAGCCACAGATAGTAACCACCGTCTGCGGCAAAATTTTGGTAATTT